GGAAATATTTTTTGAATTATTTTTTGACTTTTTATCTGTTTTTTTTACATCTAATTCTTGGTCTATCTCATCAAGGCATATAATATCATCAATATCACAGTCGCTCCCTGAACCACTATGACTATCGTTCGTATATGAAGAGCGAGAAGAACACGAATCAGAAGTAAATGAGTCATAGCTATCACTATCACTATTTGCACGAGACTCTTTATTTAGCATGATAGTATCTATTTCTTCAACTATATTTACGTCACTCGCTACTACGTCATCTAACTGAATACACGACAAATCATCGTGACATTCGACAAGAGATGTTTCTATACTATCGGAAGATACGTTAAATATAGAATTTAGATCGGTGCTAACTTTATCAAAGTCTTCATGAACAATCATGTTATCTGATTCATGTGTATTTTCATTTGCACTTATTATAATTTTTTCTTTTTTATTTCTTGTATTTTTTTGTTCTTTGCGTGCGTAATTTGAATGGTTGCTATCATCATCGTCATCTGAGTATTCAACATCTTCAATCTCAAAAAGAATATTTTTATTTTTATTAAAATAGGGATTCTTATCTAAATAATCTATATCATCGATTGCATTATAGTAGAATTCTTTTTTAATAGCATTGAAAGAACCATAAAAATTAAGACCATGAATAAAATCATGACAGTTTAAAACTTGACTGGATAAGTATGAAAAGAATCCATCAACATATGCAGCATTATTTTTATCATTTGCTTTTACGTGTCCTTTTTTTTCAAGTTTTGATAGTGTTGGGATATTCAAAACTTCCTCGTCAATATTTAAATTTTCATATTTCCCTGACATATATTTAACCGGATCTACCAAGGGGGAAAATTTTATAAAAATAGGTTTATGAATGATTGTTAAAGACTCTGATGTGCTTTTAAAAACATCTACAACAGCTGCTTGTATATTATTTTTATCAACAATGCCGGATAAAGCAGATACATAAAAACGCTGATTTAAATTTATAGAGTTATAGTTTGTCTCATTTAAATTAAAATAGTTTTCGTATATGGGAATGTAGTTTTTACTATTTACTATACCAAGCTCGGATTCTTCTAAAGAAGTAAAGAAATCATGAGTGTTAAGTTTTCTATAGTTTAACGAAAATGTATTTTCTCCAAAAATAGACGGTTCGTCGCAAATATCCATTGTCGATTACTTAATTATTTAAATACATATTTTTATTATTTTTTAAACTAATAAAATATAATAAAATATTGCACTAAAAGATTGCACTAAAAGATTGGACTAAAAGATTGCACTAAAAGATTGGACTAAAAGATAGTTCTAAAGACAGTGGTAAAATATTTCGAGTATACATATGCGTTTGTAAAATTTATATTTTTTAATATATAGTATAAATAAGTAAATATATACGTAATAAATGAGCGTAGGTTTAGAATTAGCAAAATTTGATATGAGGTCAATTAGTTTTAGACCTGATGAAAATAAAGGACCTGTTATTGTTCTTATTGGACGACGTGATACAGGTAAAAGTTTTTTAGTAAAAGATCTAATGTACTACCATCAAGATATTCCTATCGGGACAGTTATATCCGGTACGGAAGCCGGCAACGGTTTCTTTGGAGAGCACGTTCCTAAGTTATTTATTCATGATGCATACAATACTGCAATTATAGAAAATATTTTAAAAAGGCAAAAAGCCGTATTAAAACAAGTGAAAAAGGAGATTGAAACATATAAAAGAAGCACGATTGATCCTCGCACATTTGTAGTATTAGATGATTGTCTGTTTGATAATAAGTGGACAAAAGACGTAATGATGCGTCTACTGTTTATGAATGGACGTCACTGGAAAATTATGTTGGTAATTACGATGCAGTATCCTCTGGGTATTCCGCCAAATTTGCGAACAAATATTGACTATGTTTTTATCTTGCGTGAACCATATATTGGAAATCGTAAAAGAATTTATGAAAACTATGCAGGTATGTTTCCAACATTTGAAAGTTTTTGTCAAGTTATGGACCAGTGTACTGAAAATTATGAATGTTTGGTAATTAACAACAATGCAAAATCAAATAAGTTACATGACCAGATATTTTGGTATAAAGCGCAAACACATGGCCCATTTAAGCTGGGGGCAAAAGAATTCTGGGAAATGTCCAAGGATATCCATTCTGATGATGAAGAAGAACAGTATGACCCTGCAAATATTAAACGTAAAGGTCAAGGTCCAAAAATTAAAGTGAATAAAAACAAATGGTAAACCATCGAGAGTGTAAATAATGCGAAATAATACGAAATAATACGAAATATTTAAAAAATAGATAAAAATGTTGTCATAATCTTTTTTCCAGAATCTTTATTTAACTTATTATCGTCGGTGTCTTTATCTTTTTCACTTACTAAACCAATACATATACTTGGTATATTAAATTCATTTGAAAGAAGCATTGTTATATAAATACTTTCTGGGCCCATGAGCTGTTTAATATTATTATTATCATATACAATACTCGTGACTTCATTATTCAAATCACCATTATCATAATCGTGAATACTAATTGTGTCTTTTATTAAGTACTTTGTGTTTGTATATACATTTTTTTGTTCAATATAATCCGGAAATAATTTATTATTTTTGTATTTATTATTATTATTATCTATAATTGCGGATTTAATTTGTAATATGTTACCACCTTTCATATAGTTCGTATAAACAATAGATAAATCTATTATACACGATGGACGCAATTCATTTATAATATTTTTAAAATTATTTATTATTTTATTTTTATTTTTGTATTTATAAAAAGAACCTCTTGACATGAAATAATAATTACCGTCATAAATATAAATAAAACCATCTAGAAAATTTATTTTTTTATCATACTTCTTTACGTTTCCAATATAATAACGAAAAAAATTTTCAATATGTAAATTATCAATAATTATAAAAGCATTTTTATATTTTATTTCAAATTCAAAATTGTCAAACTTTAGATTAAATGGTTTATTATTTTTTATTAAATCCAATATCCACATGTTTTCTGAAAGTTTCGCCGGTTTATGAGTAAAAATACTATTTATCCAATAGTATTTCTTATCATTTACTATAGACGGTGATGTTATAACAATTGCATTTTTACCTAGTATATCTACCGCATATTTCTCTCCTTCTACTTCCAATTGAACATATGTATATACATCGTTTCCTGTATCATTTTCAAAATAATAATGGTAACCGTTTGGTGTTTTTTCCAAAACTGTATCCTTTGGTAGCTTATCTTTTAAAAAATCAGCATTTTTAATACCATCTTTTGTATCAATGTCTAATATTACATATTTATCTAGAATAATTCCAATAACATTTTTATTTTTAAATTCACTTTTTTTTGATTTATCCGTTAATTTTACCTGATTTGGAATATATTTTTTTTTTAACTTTTTACAGTAAATAACATTAAAGTTTTTAACACGCAATCCCATATTTTTTAATTTATTAAAATCCGTTTTTAGCCCATACACGTATAACGCATTAGATACAGCTCTATATAGTAAATATGCACATATGATAAAGGCTGCTAAAATAAATAATAAACAAACTAAACGAATAAATACGTTATTAGAATTAAACGATTTAAAATAGTTACTTACTACATATTGTTTTACCCGTTTATTCATACCAATTAAAAGTAAAATATTATATATTAGTGACATATAATATTTAACATATAATATTTAATTACTCATACCGATTTAATATTTAATAATTTTTGGTTTTAGTATTTTGGTTTTCGTATTTTGGTTTTCGTATTTTAATTCTTGAAATGCGCCAACTTTGATAAACCGTGGTCAGTATTCTTATCAAGAACAACATTATCGGCCTCGAACATGCTTCTCTTAATGTCATCAATAGATGCATCCTCGTCTAAACCATCAAAGTTTGAAACATTTGAAATACCAACAAGCTCTCCATCTGCGTTAATCGTTTGTGTAAGTTTATTACCAGACTCCTCGGCTTTCTTCATGTTTTCTTCAATCGCCTTCTGTTTAGTTTCGCGTACACGTTTCTCAAACTCTTGTTTCGCAATATCTTCATTCTTCTTTTTATCCGACATAAGTTGGTTAAGAGTCTCCTCCATATATTCAACGCGTCCTGTCTTATATGCCTCCGGATGAAAAGGAACCCACATACCAACCTGTCCTACATAAATATCATGATTGGGGTCAACCTCGCGCAACAACTTACAGCGAAGTTCGGCTTCACCTTGTGTAGCAAACACACCACGTACTTTAAGACCCCGCGTAGATGTTTGAAACCCATGTTTCTCGCCAAATTTTTGTTCAAGATCATCTTCGTTGTTATCCAAAAATGTTTTATAGTCATCGCTAACTAGTGTTGCAGATGTTGCGCGAATAGTCTCACCTTCTTCCTTGGTAAACTCCTGAAAATCGGCAGTAAGTTTATCAAATGAAAGAGAATACTTGAATGAAACAAAATTAAGAAACTGTGTAAATTTTTCCATCGACTTTTTATAGTCCCATTGCTTGACAAACTCTTCGAACAAAAATTGCTCTTTTTGTTTAATGATGTGTTCTGGTGATACAAATGAAAGACATACAAATTTCTGCCCTGCAATCGGTTTATCTTCTTCCAAAAGATCGGCATATTTTGGATTTTCCTTTCCATCTGGTAAATGTTTAGGAGTAACTCCATTTGGTAAACTATCTTGATGAGACATTATAATTATAATATATATTTAATAATAATTTTAAGTTAGTTTAACAATTTATTAATTTTTAATATTATGTTTACTATTTTAACCTTTTACTATTTTAACCTTTAATAATATTAAAATAAATAATATATATTTAAGAATATGTTTAAGAATATGTTTAAGAATATGTAAAATATCTAATCTAATCTAATATATCGAAAATTATATAATATTTTTTTCTACATTATATTTATAATGTACGGAACACTTGATTTTAGTGAGCTTTTTAAGCGCTTTATTAAGTATATTATCGAAGGTTTATGCGTCGCGATAGTTGCTTACTCTATACCATCTCGCACTCTTAAATTAGATGAAATTGCGTTGATTTCTCTTGTAGCCGCGGCCACCTTTGCTATCCTTGATGTCTATGTACCCACTTTAGCTGTTTCTGCTAGAACAGGTGCAGGTTTCGGTATTGGTGCTAACCTTGTTGGTTTCCCCACCCCTCTTAAAATTTAAATTTTAAGTTAAGATACTGTCAATATAATTTTCATATTTACTATTTACTATTTACTATTTAATATTCATTAGTTAAATAATAAATAATTATTACTTACATGTATAAAATATTATTCTGTATTTAATATAACAATGGCTGATGGTGATAGTAGTGGTAGGAGTAGGAGTAGTAGTAGTAGTAGAAGTAGGAGTAGGAGTAGGAGTAGGAGTCCACAAGAACAAACGGTACTATTGGCTCAAATATTTATAATAAAAATGACTCCAAAAAATATTGAATGTTATATGGCATGGGATGGAACAGAACCAGATACAAATGATATGTTATTTGCAAATAGCGTTAAAATATCCAATAATACATATAACGCTTATATTGATATTGGCGCGGATGTGCATAACAGGTTGAAAAGACAGAAAAGACATAGCAGTTCTCATAGGACGTCATCACCTGAGCGAAGTTTTGAACATTTGCGCGGTCAATACCCAAATGGAAACT